TTGGACTGGTTCTGATAGTAATGTAACTGTTACAGCTGTTTCTGGGGTGTTTACACCCGGATCGGTTGTTTGGACTGGTTCTGATAGTAATGTAACTGTTACTCCTGTTTCTGGATTGTTTACACCGGGATCAGTTACTTGGCCTGGTTCTAACGGTAATGTAACCGTTACACCTACTTCTGGTGTGTTTACACCGGGATCGGTTGTTTGGACTGGTTCTGATAGTAATGTAACTGTTACACCTGTTTCTGGATTGTTTACACCCGGATCGGTTGTTTGGACTGGCTCAAATGGTAATGTAACTGTTACACCCGTTTCTGGATTGTTTACACCCGGATCGGTTGTTTGGACTGGCTCAAATGGTAATGTAACTGTTACACCTACTTCTGGGTTATTTACTTTAGGCGCCGCTCCACAAACATGGTCTGGGTCCAACGGTAACATAACGGTCACTCCTACTTCTGGAGTATTTGTACCAGGCTCAGTTACTTGGATTGGGTCCAATGGTAGTGTAACCGTTACGCCTGTTTCTGGATTGTTTGTACCAGGTTCAGTTACTTGGATTGGGTCCAATGGTAATGTAACTGCCACACCTACTTCTGGGTTATTTTTACCAGGTTCAGTTACTTGGGTTGGGTCCAATGGTAACATAACAGTTACACCAACTTCGGGATTCTTTGTTGCGGAGGGCGGTCCTCAAACTTGGATTGGGTCAACGAGTAGTGTTGTCGTTACACCTACTTCTGGGTTATTTGTACCAGGATCAGTTACTTGGGTCGGATCAAGCGGTAACGTAACCGTCACACCTACTTCTGGAGTGTTTGTACCAGGCTCAGTTATTTGGACCGGTTCAAATGGTAACGTGACAGTTACGCCTACTTCTGGAGTGTTTACACCCGGATCTGTTATTTGGATTGGCTCAAATGCTAATGTGACAGTTACTCCTGTTTCTGGAGTGTTTACATTAAGTGAATCGCCTCAAATTTGGGTTGGTTCAAACGGTAATGTAACTGTTACAGCTGTTTCTGGAAATTGGACACCAAACGAAGTAATCTGGGGTGGGTCTACTGTATTAATTCTTGCACAGCCAGTATCTGGAAGCTGGATTCCAGGAAGTGTCACTTGGGTTGGTAGTCAAGGTTATGTTTCTGTACAACCAATTAGTGGGTTGTTCAGTTCTAAAGAATTTACTATTGAATACATCATATTCTACAAGGAACCAAAAGTCAGTCAACATCAAGAAGTAGAACTAAGTAGTTACGTTGAGCCAAGATATGAGTATGGAACTTCGGTTGGAGGATTAAATGAATTCAGATAAAATCTATATTTACAGACAAGATGCCGAACTTCCAGATCTTGGTGTGGCCTGGTATGATCGAGATGGTAATTTGATTGATTTCTCGAATGGTTACAGTTTCACAGTCAAACTGGTTTCTCAAAAAGATAAAACCGTTGCGTTAACAAAAACGGCAGGGATTGTCGGGAGTAATAGCAAACCAAATATTATCATCGGTTGGGTTAATAATGAGTTGGACATTGCCGTCGGCTTGTATGACGTTGTTTTGAAGGCAACCAATGGCAGCGGCGATCGATTCTTTTCGCCAGGACATGAGCCAACCATTAAAATCATTTCGAAGATTACACCGTAAGGAGTCAACATGACCAAACTAACATGGGACGCTCTCACCGAAAAGACGTATGAAACCGGCTTAGACCGTGGTGTGTTATATTTACAGGATGGGACTGCCGTTGTTTGGAATGGTCTGACTGCCGTTACTGAATCTTCGTCGAGAACCACGACTCCTTTATATTTCGATGGTAAGAAAATCAAAGATGTTGTTAACTTAGACGAACCCAAATCCAAACTCAAAGCCTTCACGTACCCAGACGAGTTCTTGGATCTTGAGGGATATTCTGAGTATGTCGAGGGGTTCTCTATTGCTCAACAGCGTAATAAGAAATTCTCTTTGAGTTATCGTACTCGAGTCGGAGATGGGACAACAAACGACCCAATCGGCTACAAGATTCATATTTTGTATGATCTGATTGCCATCCCATCCGACAAACCTTACACCACAGTCAAAGCGTCTACAGATCTGGTTGAATTCGAGTGGGATTTGATTGGAACTGCTAAGAAAATTCCGGGTTATGCGCCGACAAACACGATTGTGGCGGACACCAGAACACTGGACAGTACAGTTGTTTCTTGGTTAGAAGACAAATTGTATGGAACTGTTGGTACCGACCCAGACCTTCCAACAATCGAAGAAATTATGGCTCAGATTTGTCTGGCTTATACGTTGGATGTTGTTGATAACGGTAACGGCACATTCGACATCACAGGAACTTCTTTACTTGGGTTGACAGCAACCTCTACCGAATTCACAATCAACAACCCGAATGCGGTTTATGTCACCGAAACCGTTTTTAGCGTCAGTGATCCCTGAGGAGATTTATGACTACAGTTCAAAGTTACACAAAAGCTGCCATTGATGCTTGGGCTGCGACACTTGCTACCTCTTCGGCACTGTCGTCGGGTCTTGCTAGTAAGGCAGATGTCACCACAGTTACCAGCCTTAGTACTAATGTTGGTAACATGGGATACATGAAAGATGGTCAGCTTACTGCTAACGGTACTGCTGTTGGTGGTACGGTAACAGATTCTGGTTTGACCACCGGAAGCTTCAATGTGATCTATAACCGAATGTATCGTATTGATGTGTTTGCGATGATCCTTGGTAGCACAGCTGGAAATATTGCTAGTTGTCAGTTAACCAACGCATCGAACACGGTTTTAGCGCAGAATAACGTGCTTTGCCACAGCAACATTTGGGCAAATGCGTGTAACATGACGTACGTCTTTACGGCAAGTAGTTCGACGTCGACAACATTTAAACTTCGTTTAGCACTTGTCGTCGGCAGTGGCACCGTACAAATTAACGCTGGTCTAACATTTCCATCATTAATTTTAGTTACAGACATCACGTAAAATCGTCAAAATGGAAGTAAATCGTTGAAGAAAGGAGGGTGTTGCTCGTCATGGGTATGCATTTGAAAAGCTCAGGCTCATTCAAAAATCTGGAGAAATTCCTACACAGATCTCCACAAAGCTATTTCTCAGAGTTGCATTACTATGGTAGACAAGGCGTCGCTTTGTTAGCACGAGCAACACCCTCCGATACAGGTAAAACGGCTTCTTCCTGGAGTTACAGATTAATCAACGCTAGAGGTCGCTACGGTATTGAGTGGTATAACTCAAACGTAAACGATGGGGAAGTTATTGCCATTTTAATCCAGTTCGGACACGGAACTGGTACTGGTGGTTACGTACAAGGTATCGATTACATCAACCCAGCTACACAACCCTTGTTCAATAAAATGGCAGAAGAGATTTGGAGGAAGATGACCAATGCCTAGTGTTGATAACAAAGTCGTCTCGATTGAATTTGACAATAATTCATTCGAACGTAAAGTCGCAGAAACAATGGCTAGTCTTGATAAACTTAAGGCTAGTTTAGCGTTCAATGACGCCAACAAAAGTTTCGCAGATCTCGACTCTAGTGTTAAAAAGATCAATTTTGGCTCAATGGCATCTGCTGTTGATGGTATTAGCACTAAATTTATTGCTCTGTCGACGATCGCAATTACGGCGTTATCAAACATCACAAACAAAGCTGTTGATACTGGTATTAGATTAGCAAAATCGTTAAGTATTGATCAGGTGCTTAGTGGTTTCAGTGAGTACGAAACCAATATGAACTCGATCCAGACAATTCTGGCGAACACAACCTCTGATGGTACGAACTTACAAGATGTTACTGCTGCTCTTGATGAATTAAACACGTATTCAGATCAGACCATCTATAACTTTTCTGAGATGGCTCGAAATATTGGTACCTTCACGGCCGCCGGCGTTGATCTGGATACATCAACAAACGCAATCAAAGGTATTGCTAACCTTGCAGCTATCTCTGGGTCTAACTCTCAGCAGGCTGCTACAGCAATGTATCAGCTTTCTCAAGCTATTTCTACCGGTACAGTTCGTCTTATGGACTGGAACTCGGTTGTCAACGCTGGTATGGGTGGTGAGGTCTTCCAGAAGGCTTTGTTCGAGTCCGGTAAGGCGTTGGGTACCATCAAAGATATTACGATGGACACGACGTTCGAAGAGTGGACGTCCGCCGGCAACAGCTTCCGTGGTTCTCTCGAGTCTGGTTGGTTAACCGCTGAGGTTCTGACTAACACCCTATCTGGTTTCACTGGTGATCTTAGTGAGGCTCAAATTCTTGCGCTTGGTTACACCAAGGAGCAGGCTGCTGAGATCATGAAGATGGGCCAGATGGGTCAGGATGCAGCAACAAAAGTCAAGACACTTACTCAGCTTATTGGGACAGTCAAGGAAGCTATTGGTTCGGGTTGGTCAAAGTCCTTCCAGATCATTTTCGGTGATTTTGAAGAGGCAAGAACTTTATTTACGGGAATTAGTGAAGCGGTCGGCGATATCGTCACCAATTCGGCAGATTCACGTAATAACATGCTGGCAAGCTGGAAAGATATGGGCGGTCGAACGCTCTTAATCAAATCTTTGCAGACAGCATTCGAAGGGCTTTCGTCAATTCTCAGACCAATTCAGAATGCCTTTAGGGATATTTTTCCACCAGTTACCGCTGAAACTTTATTGAAGTTAACCTCCAAATTTTTCGCTTTCACAAAGAAACTTCAAATCACTGGTTACACAGCGTATAAGATCCATGCTATTTTCGAAGGGTTTTTCTCTGTTCTTCGTATTGGTTGGGAAGTTATTTCTAACGGTGCAAGAGCATTTAAGGAACTCTTCAACTATTTCACCGATGGTGGAAAAGGTATTCTGGATCTTGGCGTCAGTTTAGGCGATTTCTTTAGTGGTCTTAAAGAGAAGCTTGTTGATGGTGGTGGTATCACTAAATTCTTTGACGATCTGATCGAAGCGATTAAGAATCCGGCTGCCTTTATCGATAAACTCAAGGCTAAATTTAAGTCGTTCTTCAAGGGTATCAATTTTGGAACGATCGACGGATTGGTTGAAGCGTTTGTTCGAATTAAAGATTCCATTATCGAAACTATTAGTGGTTTAGATCTTGGGGTCTTTGATGGCGTACAAAACTTCTTCTCAAGCATCTTTGAAAAATTCGATCCAAATTTCACCAATTCTATGGATGGTGGATTCAATCGGTTAGGCGATCGATTTAGTTGGTTCGGCGATATTCTCAGCAAACTTAAAGATGTTGTTTCAAGTGCTGGCGATGTTCTCGGTAATCTTTGGGATAAGACTATGTCTGCCAAAGATAGAGTCGTTGAAGCAATTTCAAACATTGGTGCGGCCTTCGAGGGGTTTGGGCCTGCTTTATTGAAGTTCTTCGAATCGGATAACTTTGATAAAACACTGGAATTGATTCAAACGATCATTGCGGGTATGTTTGCTGGTGGATTCAACAAGATTGCTACCGATGGGTTGGATATTGATCTTACCGGCGGAGCTCTTACCGGTCTTGGAGACATGTTCAAAGGTATCACCGATACCATGCCAGCGGTTACGAAGAGTCTTAATAGTCTATCGGGTACTTTGGAAGCAATGCAAACTAAATTACGAGCAGATGCTCTTATGAAGATTGCTATTGCTATTGGTATCTTGACAGCATCTGTTGTTATTCTTTCGATGATCGACACCGAAGCCCTAATCAAGGCAATGTCTGCACTTGCGGTTGGATTTACGCAACTCATTGGCGCATTCGCGGTTATTAATCAATTAGCATCCGGGCCGTCTGGTGGCGTTAAATTCGGAGCAGTAGCCGCCGGTTTACTTCTCATTTCAGGGGCTCTTTTAATTCTTTCCATTGCAGTTAAAATTCTCGCAACGATGTCGTGGGAAGAACTTGCGAAAGGCTTAAGCGCAACGGTTGGGCTTCTTGCCGCTCTTGTTACGGCTGTTAATTTAATGCCCAGCGATGGGAAGATGATTTCTTCTGGGTTAGCTATTATTGCTATCGCCGTTGCCATGAATATTCTAGCTATCGCAATGAAGATCTTTGCTACCATGTCTTGGGAAGAGATGGGTAAGGGTCTTACTGGCGTCGCGGGTAGTTTGGGCGCTATTGTGTTAGCAATGAATTTGATGCCTAGTAAGTCCAAGATGCTTACCACAGGGCTTGGTATTCTTGCCATCGCCTTTGCCATGAACTTACTTGCTGGTGCAATGAAGATCTTTGCTACCATGTCTTGGGAAGAGATGGGTAAGGGTCTTGCTGCTGTGGCCGCTGGATTGTTGATTATTGCTGGGGCAATGAATTTGATGCCATTAAGTATGGTGTTACTTGGCCCCGCTCTTATCGGCGTTGCGTTTGCCTTGAATATTTTGGCTGGCGCATTACTTCTCATGGCGACAATGTCTTGGGAAGAATTCGGTAAAAGCATGGCCGTTCTCGCATCTTCTCTTGGTATTTTGGCGTTGGCTCTACATCTTATGTCGGGTTCCATTCTTGGCGCCGTTGCACTTGGTGTTGCTGCAGTATCCCTTGGTTTGTTAGCAAAGGTTCTGCAACAATTTGGTAAGATGAAGCTCAAGGATATTGGTAAGGGTCTCTTGGGTCTTGCTGGTATTCTTGCGGTTCTTGGTATTGGTGCGGCGTTAATGACACCAATTCTCGGCCCGTTATTAGTTCTTGGCGCTGCATTATTCCTCGTCGGAGCTGGGCTTGCTTTATTCGGACTTGGTGCATCTTTAGCTGCTGGAGCATTTGTCGCTTTAGCTGATGCCGGTGAGGCTGGTATTGGCGTTCTTCTGTTACTCTTAGATGCATTAATTCAAAGATTACCAGAGATTGGTAAAGCTCTTGTATTAACAATCACCACCATGATCACAACGCTTGGTGGACAGGCTCCAGTTATCATCGAACAGCTTCTTGGAATCGTTGCTCAGTTATTAGAGGGATTTGTTTCTCTAGCACCACAATTGATTACCGCCATTAATACTTTAGTTGATATTATTCTTACGGTGTTGATCGAAAAGGGTCCGGATATCATCGCTGCCGGTCTTACTTTGCTTCTCAACCTACTGCAAGGCATTCTAGACAACATTGGTCAAATTGTAACCACCGTTGCTGACATCATTATCACATTCCTCAACGCTTTAACCGAGAAAATGCCAGATATTGTCGCTGCGGGTCTGAGCTTGCTTACTTCCTTCTTGCAGGGTATTGCTGATAACATTGCAGACGTTGTTCAGGCTGGTGTTGACATCATTGTCTCCATCATCCAAGGCATCACAGACAGTCTTGACGATATTATCACAGCTGCTACAGACTTGGTTACGACCTTCATCACGAGTCTGGGTGATTCTGCGGTTGACATCATTGCGGCTGGTACGCAAGTCATCACGGATATCATCACAGGTATTGGTGCCGCCGCTGAGGATGTCGTCCAGGCTGGTGTAGATACTGTGTTGTCGTTCTTGGATGGTGTTGCTGATAACACGCTTGAGTTGGCAAATGGTGCTGCAGACGTTGTTATTGCGTTCCTCAATGGGCTTGCTGATACCATCGATGAAAAATCTGGTGAGTTCCGAGCGGCAGGTCTTCGGATTGCTGGCTCTATCATGGACGGCGTATTGTTTGGCCTCCCTGGCAAAGTCAAGGATGCTTTTGGTTGGGGTAAAGATGTTGCCGGAGGTATCGTTTCTGGTGTTGCGGACGGTCTCGATTCAAGATCGCCGTCTAAAGAAATGATCAAGCTTGGTAATTACGCAATGGACGGGTTGGCTATCGGTATTCGAGACAACACCAAACCGTTCCAGACGGCTGATAAGATGACAAGCGATTTGGTCGGTGGTATTCAAGAAACGTTGATGAAGCTTCCGAACTTGGTTGGTAACATCTCCGAATTCAGCCCGACGATTACTCCTGTGCTTGATCTCACTGGTGTGCAGAAAGACGCTAAGGCGATCAGTACGTTCATGGATAATCAGCAGGTTACGGCTGGGTTGTCTTTGGATCAGGCGCAAGCCATCTCGTTTGTGCAAAACAGTCAAAATGGAAGTGATTCACAAACAGACCAGCAGCCTGGTACAACCAACATCGTATTCAACCAGACAAACAATTCACCTGAACCATTAAGCACAAGCGCTATTTACCGTCAGACACGCAGCCAATTGGCTACAACTAAAATTAAGTTAGGAGTTCCGGGATGAATCTTACAAGTTTAGACCTGTATAGTAATAACGTATTCGTCGCTAGGTTTGACTGTGAGCCCGATGGAACTTCACCCTTTCTTTTAGTTGATGAAAGTGGTCTTGGTGCTGAAACAATTGTACAAAGATACGTAATGGAGTCGGCGAGTGGGGAACAGTTTTATGATCTTACGGTTCCCTCTCGCACGATCTCCCTTCAGATGATTCTCAATCCTAATTTTGAAATTGGAGAATCAATTGATGAGTTGCGGTCCAAGCTATACAAGGCGATTGCCTCATCGCAGACGTCTTTAGTTGAACTTCGGTTCAATAATGGAGGTTCTGTCTTTGCGCATATTTACGGTTTCATCACCAAATTCGATTCGCCGAGATTCTCGAAGACGATTTCAGCGTCAATTGAGATCAAGGCGACAACTGAGTTATTAGCGCCAATGCTTACAACTGTCACGGTGAACGGTTCATACGCAATGATTGTTGACTCAGATTCAAACGCCCCGCACGGTTGTATTATTTCGTGCACTCTTTTGAACACGTGTCCTCAAATTCGATTTACTCCTGGTGTAAGCGACTCGAGTGTCCCTCCTGAAGAAACTGGAAAATTGTATTTCGTATTGACAAACTCGTTTATGACGGACGATATTCTTACAATTTCCAGTATGGTCAACGATAAGTACGTTACACTCACTCGAGGTGGAGTGGTAACACATATCGCCGATCTAATCTACAACGGTTCGGTATGGCCAACGTTATATCCGGGAACAAATGAGTTAGTAGCAAGCACATTTATTGGTGGTGCTGAATTTAATCGTTGTCGGATTGATACTGTCAAATACTATGCCACCTATTGGGGGGTGTAATGCTTGATATTTTGAAATTCAACAGTGGCGTTCCCACTCGATTAGAAAACGGCGAAATCGTAAATGGTATTGTGTCGAAAACGTGGGTTGAACGATACAGAGATCCTGGCGAGTTCACATTCACGGCAAAAGAAAGCAGTGACCTTTTAAGTAAGCTCCCTGTCGGAACGTTAATCTCTCATATGCAGACATCCGAAGTGATGGTTGTTGAAACACACGAAATCGACGACTCAAACGAAGGCGAAGCGACGGTCAAAGTCAGCGGTCGAAGCTTTGAGGTTGTGTTAGAGGAACGTCAAGTTGGTACACAGCAGGTCTTTCCAGGAGACCCTTCTGTGCCATATTCTCTAGCTGCAGACAAAACGTGGAATCAAGCGGTATCGCTGATCAACAACCACATTACGTTTGGATACGTGCTTGATCCCAATGATGCGATTTTCAACGTTCGAGCCGAACCAATGGTGGTCAACGTTCTTGTTGGAGATTCCATTGCTCGAGAAGTTCCACGAGGTAATGTTCACAGTAGACTCATTGATATTTTGGGTATTGATGATCTTGGTATCTCAGCGATCAGACCAGGACCCTTTTCGCCAACTGATGCCGATCGTACGAACAAAGTAACAGTTATTCGTGTTTACGATGGGGTAGATAGAACCACTTTAGTAAGTTTCTCTCGTCAACGTGGAGAGATTGTCAACCTTCAATATTTGAAGTCGATCAAATCGTTCAAGAATGCTGCACTTGTTGTTGGTCGTTGGGTAGGAGCATATTACAAACTTCCTTTCCAACCAACAAACTTCGATCGACGAGTGATGTATATTGATGGTAGTGTAATCGATGGCGCTTACGAAGATGAACCAGATCCAGTTACTAAACTGAATCTTAGAGGGTCGATGCAAGATTATGCATGGATGATTTTACAAAGTCAAAAAACAACTGAAATCACAAATGCAGAATTTGGTGGAGTGTTATCGCCATATCGTTATCGGTACGATTTCAACGTTGGTGATTTTGTGACTTTGATTGGTAAGTATGGAACATCATCGGTCGTTAGAGTTAGTGAATATGTAGAAATCGAAGACGAAAACGGGTTCAAGAGCTATCCAACGTTCTCGAGCTGATGCCACAAAAAAATGGAGAAAACCTTCGTGGACCAAAATACATTTATTACTATCGTTGTGTCAGTAGTGACCACATTCGGTGCATCCTCCGGCTTTTGGGCCTATGTGATGAGCCGCAGAAGTCTAAAATCCGCCACGACAAAATTATTAATGGGTTTGGCTTATGATCGAATTACCTACATGGGTATAAAGTTCATCGAGCAGAAGATTATTTATAAAGACGAATACGAAGATTTTCGAAAATATCTCTATGAGCCATACAAAGAACTTGGTGGGAATGGTACGGCAGATCGTATCATGGCTGAAATCGCAAAGTTGCCGATTCATGATTACCATCACTTGTATGGTAATCGTATCTACCTACGAAGAGAGGATAAATCTGATGGAACAGAATGGCACGGTTGATGTGCAGGGATTTCAGCTGAGTAATCGGACATACAACAAGCTCAAGGCTTTTGTTACGGTTATTCTGCCTGCCTTCAGCTCGGCATATTACGGTTTGGCTGAATTGTGGGACTTCCCGAATGTGGCTGCCGTTGTTGGTACAACAGCAATTATTACTACACTGCTTGGTACTTTACTTGGTATCAGCACCCGCTCGTACAAAGCCAACGCGACGTATGACGGCGACCTTGTCGTGTCCAAGAGCGAATCGGGGGGCAAGGTTTACGCCCTCGAGCTCTATGGTGGCGATGTTGATAACCTTGATAAGCGAGATACGATCACCTTCAAGGTTAGATCGTAAATCATATTCGCAAACGTTACATAGCCTATAATGAGAACTTAACGAAAGGATAGTGATGTTTGGGAATTTTCGCAAGAAGGAAGACCCCAAGCTTTCCGCTGCCATTGACGCCATCTACGAAGAGATGATGACGCATGGTCCGGATTCCGAAGAGTACCCGAACATGCTGGGATATTTGGAAAGGCTCACCGAGCTGCAGGCGCCCAAGCGCCACAACCGAGTGAGTCCTGACCAGATGGCCGTCGTGTTGGGTAACCTCCTGGGAATCCTGATCATCGTCGCATACGAGCAGAAGCACGTCATGACATCGAAGGCCAAGGACTTCATCATCAAGCCGAAGTGACCTACGTCATATTTGACGCAAGTTGAAAACGTATGGGATCTGCACAGTGTAATACAAGCTGTACAGATCCTATACGTTTTCGCTTGCAATACATGGGTTTTGTTTTTTCAAAAATTCCCAGCGGGGATATTTTCCCACAAAGTCGCTAAAATTACAACGACTATAATGAGAATCATCAACCGAAAGGAAGCATAATGTTCAACCGAGCAATCCAGGTCAAGATGGTCAACACGAAGAAGCAGGAGCCGCAGGAGCCCGTCGCTTCCGACTCGTACTTCGAGAAGAAGGCTGAAGTTGTCAGCCGAGAGATCGATGGTGTGATGCGGAAGGTCGGGATGCTCGCGATCGGCTACGTCGTGGTGGACACTCTTCGCCAGGTCTTGGTGGCACGAGCCAACAGGTTCTGATACCACAAAGCCATATCCTCACAAGGGGTATGGTTTTTCGCAGAAATTACTCCGGCTATAATGAGAACCACAACAAGGAGACATAATGGACATCATCGCAATCGCTATCGTCACCGAGACAGTTGATCGAGTCACATCGATGAACTCTGGAGTGCGTCCCTCCGACGAAATGATCAACCATGGAAAATGGTTCATCTATCGCGGAGAGGACCAGTACGCCGAGATCATTGACACCGCCGATCTCCTGGCTCTGGCGACCAAGAACGAAGTGATCATCCCAGAACTTCAGAAGTGAAATCAAAGCTATATCCGCCTAACAACGGGTATAGTTTTTTTCGCAGTTCCTACAACGCATATAATGAGAACTACTAAGGAGAACCACTATGCGTTCATTCGAAGAAATTCGCACCGATCTCGATAACTACGACAATGACCCCAAGAACTATGAGGACATGGAGCAGTATTGGATTGGCCGCGAACCACTTTCAACAGAACTGGCCAATTGGTACAACAAGTAATCCACAAAGACAAGAGTCGCCAACAACGACTTTTGTTTTTCGCAGAAATTACTGGGGCTATAATGAGATCTACATAAGGAGAAACATGAACGTTTACCTTGTTACCCCAACCCCCGAACCCACCGTTGAGATGAGTCAGACAGGAGAGTTGATCGCCCTCGGCCTTTTGGTCGTGTGCGTCATCTCCTTCTTCGGATTCGCCAAGAAGGTTCTGGACACGGAAGACAAGCTGGACCGTAAGCACCGCATGTAATGAAATCAAAAGGCTATATTCGCTAACAACGAGTATAGTTTTTCGCAAAATTTACAAGTACTATAATGAGAAGTAACAAATGTTGCCGTTCTGAAAAGAACCGTCTACTGGTTGCAACAACAAAGACTATTACCAGCGTTACTACTCCTACATTTTTTTCGCAAGGTTTACAGCGCATATAATAGGAGGAACCAAAATGAACAAGGGAATCGAAAAGCTGAAGAAGAAGTTCGAAGAGGACCCGATCACGTTCATCGTCGTCGCTTCGTTTGCTGTCACCGCAGCTGCGAAGTTGATCGATGCCGCGAGCGCTGCTCAGGGCCGCCGAGCTTACGCTCAGCAAGTCAACTACCGAGTCAACAAGTAACACCGACAAGACCAGACGTCAACACAAGGCGTTTGGTTTTTCTCCCCAAAAAATTCCCGCGGAAGAAAATTCGGAAAAACGTCCTCCACAATCGATTCTAAGCGACGATAATGTAAAAGGTTGAGGATTATGTCAAAATAGAGGTAAGTACGCTGAGATCGCATTCTGAGCGAAATGGTGGCATTGTGGTGGATAATGCATGTTTTACACCCACATATATTGGATATACACAAGGAGTAATCATGAAAAATGCAATCAAAGTCGCGAGTTACACCATTGGTGTCTTTGGTGTCGGATTCTATGCCGGCCAGCTTGTGCAAAGCAAATTCATAGCGAGTCGATGGAAGAAAGCAATTCCATCACTCACCAACATGCTGGACAATTTGATCGATCTCGCCATGGAAGAAACGATCACAAAAGACGATCTCCGGAGTCACGCGGCCGCCAACCTCAGTGTCATCGCGGATTCGTTAAAAAAGTGATGCCAGGTTTTTCGCAGAAATTACAGCTCCTATAATGAGAATCACTCACCGAAAGGAAAAATCATGGAATCGCACACCGAGCCCAAGAAGACGTTCGCTGGTCGGATCGTGAGCTTCGCCAAGAACGACATCGTGCAGATGACCGCTCTGATGGCTGCAACCGCAGTCGTCTCAGCCGGTCTCGCGCGCGAAATCACCTTGCGCCAGGCATTCACGTTCGAACAGATGGACTACATCTTGAAGGACAAGGACCTGCAGAAGGCCCTGATCGACGCCGCAACGGCCAAGTGATCAAAAAGACCATATCCGCCTAACAACGGGTATGGTTTTTCGCAAAAATTACAACGTGTATAATGAGAAGTAAGATAAGACACGAATGCGTAGGTGAAACACCTACCTATCTGGTGTGGGAGTAAAACCACTAAATCATGTGTTTCGTTGGCATATGAACCCTAGTACTTCTCCTATTATTTTTGCGAAGGAGTAATCATGCATATTACCGTCATTTACAAAAACCGTCGATACGGAGTCTCGAACTTCTTATTCGACGTCCTAATGTGTTGCATCCTCGGGCCGATTTGGCTCGTTTGGATTTACATCAGAGAAAAGAGAAACAGATGAAGGATATTCTCGATGCAATCTCATACGTCGGCGGTCTTGCCGTTGGTTTAACGCTGACTGCGCTTGCTGGAGTTGTTGTTCTGGTGATCGCCAAAGAGGTGTACGAGCAGTTGACTGAGTCGGACGACTGAGTATGACGATCAAAACTGTCTTACACAAAACTGAGAAGTCGCTCCGAGACAATTCGCCGGTTATTCTGACTGCGATTGGAGTCAGCGGCACCTTATCAACTGCATATTTGGCCGGGAAGGCTTCATACGAGATCGGGTACGCGTTCTATGACGATATGCCGACCAGAGACTTCTTCAAGTTGAATTGGAAGAAGTATATTCCAGCAGCTGTCTCCGCTACGATCACCGTTGGGTGTATCATTGCCGCTAACAGAGTTGGTAGCAAGCGAGCTGCAGCTGCATATTCTCTTCTGTCAGTGTCTGAGAAGGCACTAATCGAGTATAGAGAGAAGGTGGCTGAGACCATCGGCGTTCGTAAAGAACAAGGTGTTCGAGATGCCATTGCACAAGACAAGGTCACAAACAACCCTCCGAATACCAAAGAAATCATTTTGGCTTCTGGTGGCGATGTGCTTTGTCACGAATTGCACACGGGTCGATATTTCAAGAGCGATATCGAAACACTCCGCAAGGCTGAGAATCAGCTGAATGCTCGTATTCATCGTGAGATGTATGCAACGTTGAGTGATTTCTACTCAATTGTTGGACTTCCTTATACGTCAAATTCAGATGACGTTGGATGGGATACCGATAAACTCATGGAGCTTAAGTTTACGACTGTGTTGGCCGATAATGGTCAACCGTGTATTGCTTTTGACTACAATTATCTCAAACCGATGCGGTGATTCGCAAAAAATACAAGCCGTATAATGAGATCCACTCGAAAGGAATAATCATGGAAAACGATACGAACACCACGGTCGAGACCAACCCGTACCTCGAGTCGATGAAGGAAGGCTTCGCCAAGGGAGCTGCCACCGCCGTTGCGACGGTCGTGGTCACTCAGCTGGCGACCCTGCTCATCGAGAAGAGCGTCGGTGCGGTCCGCAACCGCCGGAACAAGATCGCTGACAAGAACACCGATCAGTGAATGAAAGACCAGAGTCCCCACAAGGACTTTGGTTTTTGCCCGATTCTATAAACAAAGGATAAAAATGCTTAAGAAGACGATTTCGTATGTCAATTACGACGGTCAGAAGCGGACCGAAGATCACTATTTCCACTTGACCAAGGTGGAGTTGATCACACTTCAGGTTTCCTCGGAGATGGGATTTGCCGAGCATCTGCAGAATATCGTCAAAACCGAAAACCGTAAGGAGTTGATCGAGATCTTCAAACTTCTCATCGGCATGTCTTACGGTAAGCGGTCTGAAGACGGTGAGGTGTTCGAGAAGAGTGAGGAGCAGACTCGTCGATTCACTCAGACGGCTGCATACGAAGCTCTTTTCATGGAACTTGCCACAGATGCTGATGCGGCTGCTAAGTTCATTGCTGGTGTGATTCCGGCTGATCTTGCTGCTGACGCACAACAGACAACTCGTCAGCTTCCTCCCCCGCCCCCGAGCCCCGCTCAGTAACAAAGGAGAATCATGGACTTCCCTAGCAACAGTCACAAGGTGACACAGGGGGCTCAGCCCAAGCCAAAGAAGAAGGAAAAGGAGCCGCTCAAGCCCGTGGTTACGGGTGAGGTCATTGTCAAGAAGAGACCTCTTGGTCGGAAGTTCAAGGACGTCTTCTTTGGTGGTGAGTTCAAGATGGCTGCGCATTATATTGTCACCGGTGTGATGGTGCCAGCCATGCGTAACATGATCGTCGATGCGACCACAATGGGTATCGAACGGATCATCTATGGCGAAAGCAGCGCTCAGCAGCGACGTCGTGGAGTGATGCCCGAAGTAACTCGTAGCAAGTTCTCGTACGGAGCAATCTCCAGTCGAGATCCTCGAGTTCGTGGTAATCTTCCCGATCAGGCTCCTGTATATTCTCCGAGTCGGACAATCCGAGGCATCAGTGACATCACGCTCATTTCTCGAGAAGAAGCTGAGATGGTGCTCGATCGTCTCAACGATATCATTGATGAATACGACGTCGCTTCGGTTGCTGATTTGCATGAACTGACTGGCCTCCCGACAGCATATACCGACAACAACTACGGCTGGAGTTCTCTGGCCAACGCATCTGTCCGTCAAACTCGTGATGGTTTCTTATTGGATTTGCCACCTGCTGAAAAGATCTAAGGAGGATCATGGGCCTGCAGGCTGAACGAGAAGCAGTTAAGAAGATTGGTCAATTCCCCAAGCAGTGGGCCGAGAAAGTCGATCGTATGACCGACAAGCAAGTGTTAGCAATCTACCTCAGACTGAAGTCGAAAGGACAACTACCAAAATGAAGTATATTCCTGAGCAGCTTGCTCGGAATCTTAGCCGGCAGGCTCTTGTGGCACGTAAGCACTCGCCGAAGGTGCTGTTTGTTGCTGGTATTGCTGGTGTGATTACGAGCACCGTTCTTGCGTGTAAGGCAACTCTGAAGCTCGAGCAGGAGCTGGAGGAGATGCAGACGCAGATCCACAATGTCAAGGAGCTCAAGACCGAGCATCCTGACATTCAAAATAACTACCCGACGAACCAGTACCATAAGGATATGGTGTATGTTTACGCTCGGGGCACGTATCGAATCACCAAGCTTTACGGGCCGGCGATCATTGTTGGTGCCGCTTCGATTGGCGCTCTTACGGGTGCCCACGTCACTCTCACTCGTCGCAACGCTTCTCTGACGGCTGCATACGCCGCTCTGTCGAAGAGCTTCGATGAGTATCGTGAGCGAGTCAAGAAAGAGCTCGGTGCGGAGAAGGAAGAGCAGATTCATTACGCTGTTCCGCCCGACGGTGTGGTGGATGCAAACGGCCAGCCGATCGAGGGTATCGACCCGAGTAAGTGGTCACCGTACGCTCGAATCTTCGATGAGTACAATCCGAATTGGAAGAAAAACGCTGAACTCAACAAGCTCTTCCTCCAGTGTCAGCAGAATTACGCCAACAACTTGTTAAGGACTCGAGGGCACTTGTTCCTCAACGAGGTCTACGACATGCTTGGTTTTGAGCGTACGCAGGCTGGCGCCGCTGTTGGTTGGGTCGTTGGGGACGGTGAAGGCGATCAGTACGTCGACTTCGGATTCTTCATCACTCACAACG